CTGACTCTAATTGGTCTGGTAAAGTAGGAGGTTCTGTATCTGCTACTGAAAAGCTAGGTATCTATGGTGAATTAGCTTTCTCAAATGTATTTGATGAAGATACTGATAACACATGGGGTACAAAAATCGGAGCAAAATATAGTTTCTAATGGCTCATCAAAGTACAACTGGTAAGGCATTCGTAACTTCATTCTCACCAGAACCAGAGAAGATTGACACTATGCCAAGTGATAAGCAACCACCTGGTGTAGATGATGAGAAGGAATATGAATCCCTTGAAGAAGCTCTCACAGGGGCTTAACGGTTTATGGCTAGGAGTCTTCGGGCTTCTAGCTATATTCGTATTTATAGAAACCTTACACGTTCATTATCACGAACAAGGTAAGGCTTGGTTAGAGGCACCTCAGTGTCGGACCTCTGACTAATTG